GATTCATACTGATACTTTGGAACCTTCATAAACTTTTTGAAAAAATTAATAATATAATGGATTATAAAAGATATACAATTATTATTATTAGTAATGCAAATTTATTTAAATATATATTCTTTTCGCATTATAAAAGTATATACAGAGCTTCTCTTTTTGGAGTCTCAACTCTCCTCCCCTAAATAGGGGTACCCCGACTGGCAGGGTCAATCAAATGAGTTTTCTTTACATACTTAAAGGCAGGAAGTTCCTTATAGTAAGCAAGTAACTACCTCATTTGGCGTCTTCAACTTAACCTGCATGCTGCTACGCAGGGCATATTTATTACGCGCTTGCAAGCGCGGACCTACAACCTAGGCCTGGTATTTTGACGGCATTGGCCAAGCATATTTCTCACAAAAGCGAATCATTTGCTCTTCGTAAGTCTTAAGCTCACCAATATAGCCAGTCAAACCACACTCTCTCGCAACTTCTTCTAGCTCACTTTTGCGCTTATTATAAACTTCCTCACCAAAATGGAAGTACTTATCAAGCACATCAGTAATAGCACTAGCAGAATGCATTTCTTCTGACAAAACATCACTCTTTAAATGAGTATGTAATGTTTTCTGAATAGAATTTTCCTCAATAACTGCACGATAAAGCTTTAATTCTTCATCATATACAGCATTGTGCTTTAAGAAACCTGCTTCTGCGGCCGTAATATATGGTACGGACTCGGATTCCTTATCTGCCATTGTGTATTCTAATCCAGAATTTGCCAAAGTCTTAGCAATTCGAGTATGGTTAAAAGCATTATAACCTTTAGCAACAGACATCACATTGTCGTCACCGTAGGTCATTAACGCTACAACCTTATTGAATTTTGGCACCTTCCACCATTTCTCCTCTTTTGCAATTTCGTAATAGCAATATCTCATATAAAGAGAATTTACTATTGAATTAATAACAACAGTTAAAGGATGTCCTGATGGATTTGATCCAAAGAATTGAATCAAAATACCAAAATGATCATAAGTCGGGTTTGTGATTTCAGCTGCAATGCCTTTCATCACAGTAATATCTTCGTCATCATAATTTCCAGACTTAATAGCAATTTCAATAAGGATTTTGAATGCAGCCAACATAAATCTTGGCGACATTCTGCCATCAAATGCTTTATAATCTCCAGCAATCATACGCTCTTTACCATGCTTAAAAACATGTCTCATAAGAGCATCCCATTCAGGAGAATATACATTTACACCACAAGCACATTCAAATAATTCTTTCTCCTCTTGCATTAAAGCAGAAATAGTTAAAAAATATTTACGCACTAACATGGTGAATGGCATATTTGAACCGGCGAAAACACGAACCTTCTTCTTCGTAGTTTTAACAGGTTCGTCTTTAAGTGAAGCCTTAAAGACAGTGTTTACCCTTCTTCCTTCACCCAATTCCTTCTCAAGACGTCTCATTTCCTCGAGAATTTCCTCATCTACATCACGCGGACAAGAAATTCCCTCAACAAAACGTTGAGATTCCTCAACAAACTGTTGCTTAGTTCCTTTCAAAGGAAAACCAGCTGCAGTACTAAATTCCATGGAATTAACGCCTTTTACACCATCATATCCGGCTAGAATAGCATCAACACTCAATTTTCCAACCTTCGCATAACGTTCATCATTAAGACCATTTAGAATTTGATCTAAATAATCATCATATGCTTTGTTAAAAGAATCTAATTGGAACTTGTATGCTGTATCGGTTTTTCCCTCAATATCAACTAATTTATGCCTATCGTCTTTCATTTCACAAGGTTGATCATGTATTTTTGGCAAACCTAAATGCTTTGTCACAGCACTTGAGATCATACTTGTTACAACTCTAGATGAAGGGGTACTTCTTGGCTGATTGTGTTGACCAAAAACAACACATTTTGCTTCAGGTTTAAGCTGATGTACAACTGCCTTCTCGTGAGGTTCTAATAAAGGTCCTACATTAACTCCTAAAAGAGTAGTTTGAAAAGGAGTAGCACTATGAGAGATCATGACGCCTGCCTTCTTATTCAATTCAATAATACCGGATTCCACTTGTTCCTTAGTAATGAACCCTGCGGCTCCAGCACTACCGTTACCAGCAAGATGAAAACCACCGATAAAAGGATGATTTTTCAAATCATTGGCTATAACAGTAGCC